CTCGGCCAGAGGCGCGTCATTCCCGTCGCTCCAGGCCCAACCCAACCGGCTTCTGCGGATCCAGCCGATATTGAAGCCGGAGACAGGACTGCCCTCCACGCGCAGATGGACCGGCGACGGCGGCGTCAATGCCCGCCCCGCAATCGTGCGCTGCACGCCGATCAGACTGGTGTCGCCAATCCCCTGCGCGGCCATCTCCAGGGTGCGTCCGACCAGCGTGGGGCTGCCGCTGACGGGCAGCAGCACCTCTTGCTGGAGAAGGATGAACGGCTCGCCGACCAGATGCGCCTGGATCTGCCGTTCCGTGCCACGCCGGCCCCGCAACAGGCGGTTCAGGCGATAGGTACGCGGTCCGATTTCCTCGGCGCCGCCGAATTGCAGGAGTTCCTCGCCAACCATGCAGGCGTTGGCGCCGTTGATCAGGGCCGCATCGCTGACCGGTGCCAGTGCGGCGTCGCTGTCATGAAGGACCACATCGACCGATGAGGCGGTATCGATCAACGCGGCGGAGCCGACCGGGAGAATGGAGGCCGTCACCCCCAATATGGCGGCGTGCCTGATCGCACCAATCTGTTCGTAGCTGTCGTCCGCTTCATCCTTCAAAAACAGAACGGTCGAGCGCCACGCCCGGCTCCCGCCACAAGCGGCCGCGAATATCTGCGGCGTCTCCACCAGATTGTCGGTCAGTTGCGGGGTTTCGATCAGCACCAGATGGGTTGGCCCAACGACACGGTCGTGCTGGCGGACATTCTGGCCAGGATCGGCCGTGACGATGCTGTCATGCGTTCCGGATGGAACGGCCATAAGCGTCAGCCGGACCGCGGCGCTCTCCCATTCGAGGGTCTCGATCCGCCAGTTGCCGCCCTGGCCTTCGATCGACACGACATCACCGGGCAGATGGGCAAGTGCCCGCCAGCCGCGTTCCATCATCCCCGTGCGGCGTCCCAGAAACCGGCGTCGCAGCAATTGCATCGCACATTGCCGCGCCGCAGTGGCGCCAAGCACCGCTGGCAGATCGATCAGGACTTCCTCGCGGCCAGCGCCCTGGCGCTCGGTCGATTGGATGCCGGTCTGATAATCACGCTCGGGGTCGTAGTAGCGGACCGACAGCCTGCGTGGCACGCGATCGAGAGGCTGGCGTTCTTCCTCCCTGACCGCCAATGCCCGACCGTTACTCGAACGCAGATCCTCGCCGTGCGCAAGCTGGTCCGTACTGGCGATACCGGCGGTCAGGCACAAGCCGGTCGAATCTCCGCGCAGGAGCAAGGCATGGCCATCGAGCAACGGGGAAAGCGCATCGCCGGCGCTCTCCCCTGCCGCGGCATAGCCATCCACCAGGGGTTCCGGCGACGTGCCCGCAAAGGCCAATGCCAGGCCATCACCGAGGGATGATGCAATCTGGCTGAGCGAGACCGGCTCCTCGTCGGCGATGATTTCAAAGGTGAGCGAGGGGATGCGGTTGCCGAAATCGGCAAGCTGCAAGCCTTCGAACACGGCATAGGCGAAATCCCGGGACGCGGGCGTCACGGCCTCGCCGCATTCCGCGACGATCAGCGGATCGGCCGGCTGGTCGGGCGCGCCATCATAGGCCCGAAAGGCGCCCACACCCGTCTTGAAGTCGCCGGCTTCGCCTCTCAGCAAATTGCCGTCTGCCCAGATGCGCCCGATCCGGCCGATGCGCCGCGATGACAAGGCAACGGCAAAGCTGGCGGAATAGTTGAATGTCGAAACGCTCGGTTTCCCCTTGCCACCGCCCGATGTCGAACTGCTCTCGATCAGGTCTGTTGCCCAGATGACAGTCCCCGCCACCCGCATGCGCCCGAAAATCTTCGGAACCTGGGAGCCATAGCTCGACGTCTGGACGCGCAGGTCGGCGATGCGCGGGCCCTGCCGGCCTGCGGGCTTGAAAATCTCCGCGTCGATGGCCTGGCCAACCATTGCGCCAATCGCCCCGCCGATCGGCCCGCCGACGATAGTTCCCACGGTTGTCAGGATGAGCGTGGCCATCAGGCATTCCCTCCCTTCTGTTCACAGTCGCCAGCGAAATGCCAGCGTGACAATTCAGTCCATTCAGCGGGCATCGGCATCGCCACCACGCGCGCCAACCCCGCATGGGCGTGGATGACGCGGTCGATGGCATCGATGACAAGATGCGGTTGCAGCGCGTTGATCCGGACGACGACGATATCGCCCGGGCAGCAATGCTGGGCGGGCGCGAACCCCGCCTTCCCCATCCAGTCGCCGACACGCGGCGCCGGGCCGGCGCGCAGCCTGTACGGGGGCGGCTCGTCGACGCGCAGGCCCGCTGCCCGCACACTCAAGAGCGCCAGGCCGACGCAGTCCACGCCCGTGGCGCGGCTGCGCCCATGCAATCGAAATGCCGTTCCCACGAGAGCGAGTGCGGCGGCCATGATGCTATCGCCGATATGCATCACGCCCCCGGATACCGGGTGAGCAGATCGGTGCCGGGAAGATAGGGTTCCCCCCTGAAATTACCCGCATTACCGAAACGACTTGAACAGGTCGCAATGCGTTTGTCACATCCCTGCTGAAGCAGCGCCAACGTCCCCGGCGGGATCGATCCGCCCGGTGGCTCCTCGAGCAGCAACAGTCCCGGCTCGGCGCCGACAATGCCTTCCCACAGACCGCTACGGGGTCCGCCGAGCCAGCGCAGACGCCCGTCGACAAAGGGCGCGCCGTCAAGGCCCGCGATCAGAACCTGATCGCCGTCCACGGAGTCCACGCGCAAGATTTGCCGCCGTGGCGCCATATCCACCCGGCATTGCGCGTCGCCCAGTGCGGCCCGGCAAGTCGGGGAGGTTGTCGGCACGATCGCCCCATTGAAGACGGCCTTGCTGCCATTGAGGGTGGCGACGAATGCCCCGTTCTTTTGCCGGACAGGGCCCAGAGTGCCTCGCGCCAGCTCGAACCAGAGGGTGCCCGGCTCCGCCCATTCGGTGAGATACAGTACCACCGCCGCGCCATCCCACCGCCCCTCGGCAAGGTCCTGCGCCGATATCGAAGCGCTGGACAGGGCGCCCTCCACATCCATGATGCTGGCGTCGAGCGTCCCGGTCTGGCGGATGGCGGACGGCGCCATGCCCGGCGTCGCAGCATAGGCGAGATTGCCGATCCGCAATGTCTGGTCATGGCTGGTCAAGCCGAGCGTGACGCCATCCCTGCGATCAAGACGCCAGCAAAAAGCGAGCGTACAGAGCGGTTTGGCGAGGATATCTGCGACACTCATTCGCGGACCTCCACCAATGGCACCGACGCCACATCGCCTGCAGCATAGGTCTCCCCGCCGATATCAAGGCTGTCCTGCTCGAAACGAACCGGCACGTCGAAGGCGAAGCCAGCAGATAGGATCGCGCCGTCCGCCGGCGGCGTATCGAAGATGATCTGCCCCAGTTCACCCACCTGCCAGCCGGAGACCTGTTCGACGCCGCCGACGGCGACCCGCACTGAACCCGTTACCGGCCGGGTGATCCGGCGGACCTGCGGGTCACTGCCCTCGCCATAATATTTGATGAGCTGGAACGCGCTCGCCGCGCCGTCCCCCTGGCCGATATGCTGGTCGAGCGGGCTGATCGCCGCGCCCCATGCCGCTGAACTATGATCATAGGGGTCGGTGAACCGGAAACCGCGCGCGGCCCCGCGCCGCGCCCGGAAAAACGCGATCAGCACGGCGAGGTCGGCTTCCGACCTTATGCCCGGCCCGGCATCGAAGCGCATGCGCGCGTCGGCCCAGTCGCTGCTGCGCTGCTCATGGCCGGAGTGGGTTTCGACGGTCTGGGTCGAGAAACTCGGGGATACGCTGGCCTTGCGCCCGATATCGAGGGGGAAAGGCACGTCATCGAAATGTTGCACGTCTGTGTCTCCGGGAAGATCGAACCAGGTGAAACTATCGCGCGCGACCTGCGGCAGCGCCCAGATGTAGGTCGCCGCATCGCCGCCGGTCCGGGATCGACCGGCCGCCTGCGCAATGCGATCCCAGCTTTGCGCGACCAGCAGGCTGTCGCCGCCGGTCAGCACGAAGCCGGAGAAATAATGCTGCGTCTCGCGAGGATAGCCGAACCGCTGGGTGATCGCGTCCCGCCCGGCATCGGAGAGGG